TGGCTTGCCATGAAACGCCATTGGACGATCTTCTGTACGATGGATCATGGCTTCAATAATCCTACCTGTTGGCTTTGGTGTGCTACAGATAAGGATGGAAAGGTAATCGTCTTCGATGAGCACTACATGTCACAAATGGTGGTTTCTGAACACGCAGAAACAGTTAGAGCTCGAAACGCCTTCTACGGTATTAACCCCCTTTATAATGTCGGTGATCCTAGTATTGCTAACAGTGACCCTATTACTGGAACTTCAGTTCAGATTGAGTATGCAATCGCTGGTGTACCCATTCTCCCAGGGAACAATGATGTCAAAATCGGGCTTAACGTGGTGGCGAGGGCTCTGAAAGATCGGCAACTCTTCATAACGAGGAACTGTGAAAATCTCATTTGGGAAATGGCTCGTTATCGTTGGGCTACATGGTCTAGCAAGATTATTGCTGAGAAAAGAAATCCGAAGGAGGAACCAAATAAGAAAGATGACCACGCCGCTGATGCGTTACGCTACGGAATGTGTTCCCGACCGGAGCATGTAGAGAAGATTGTGGAGGTTCTAGACAATATGAGAGGAATTGCACCATCCTTGCCTATGACTGGCGAGAGGTACGACCATCCCTCAAAAGAGCTAGTCTCGACATTCAGTGATCCCCATATGGGAGGAGACTTTTAATGACTAAGGTTACCGTTCTGGTATACCACAATGAAGAGCGTGTGGGTGCTACGGATTTCGAGGCTGATAGTCTTGCATCCGTTGGTGTTTACGGCGCTCATGGAAGTGCTCAGTATACGGTCAATGCTCAGGATAGTGTCATCACTGTTCGGTTCACTGGAGACTTTTCACCTCTTGTTGTTGAGGGTGAGAAGGATGTTGACCGTAAGCCTCATGATACTTCTTCGGATACTTTGAAGACTTACGATGATGGTATTGAGGCTAACAAGCCGGAGAACGTTGCAAAGCGTCAGGCAGAACTCGATCATGAGGCTGCTGTTGCTGCGAAGCGTGAGGAACTTGCTCTGGCTAAGGAAGCGGAATCTGTTGAGAAGGAAGCCTCTGCTTCCAAGGTTCCGGCTACGGCTGGGAAGAATTCGTAATTATGTTTGAAAATCCCCGCATTGAGGAATCCCCGCAAAGACAGCCCGGTTACTGTAGAGGGTGCCGGGCAACTTCGTTAGCCCGCGAATGGATTATGGACCTGGATATTGATGATGAAGATCATCCGGGTTATGCAATTCAGTTGTGCAATTTCTGTGTTCAGCGAATTGCTGAACTTGCAGGTTATCAAAAGTTTGAACTGCTGCAACAGATGAACGTTGCTGAGATGGATGAATTGAGGGAAGAGAATGAGCGGCTTAACCGTGTTGATCGGGTCTTGGGTCTTCTTGGGCTTGATTCTGATCGTATTATTCGTATTGGTATACTGGCTGGTCTCACTGATTCAGAAGCAGAATCTCCAGATGCAGAATCTGATTCACCTAGGGATTCAGGAGAGGGCGGAACTCCTGGAGATGGCGGATCGAAATCAGAAGGAACTTCTAGCCTTCGGGTTAAAAGATCGCGCCGAACTGTTGAATCGTCTAATGACGAAGACCTGGGAGCAGTTCATTCAGGTACAATCAGCAACTCAGCCCGAGACGGAAGCACAGAGATTTGATGATTCTATTGCTCCTGAGGAAAGATGGGACTATGATCCTCGTTTCGCGCAGGATGCAGGAATTGGGGAGGTAATCGTTGAGCTCGACAATGGCGCCGTCAACGCCTAACGGCAAAATTCCAATCATCGAGGCACCGCAGCCTCTTGAAAATGCTGCGCTTAAGATGAAGGACAAAGACAAGAATGAGCTAGTTGATTGGCTCCAGAAGAAGATGGAGATGTGTTCTCAAGCACGACTTCCATTTGAGCAGCAGTGGTATATGAACATGGCGTTCTATTTCGGACGTCAATATGTTGCATGGATCAATCAACAGAGTTCTGGACTGTCACGTCTTTACGAGCCTCCTGCTCCTCCTTATAGAGTTCGTATGACGGTGAACAAGTGCCGTCGTATTGTTCGTACCGAACTTACGAAGGTTACTCGTCAGTTTCCGCAGTTCTATGTTATTCCAAACACCACTGATGACGGTGATCGGATGGCAGCAGTTGCAGCGGAACAGATTTCCGAGTGGCTTATTCGTGAGGAAAAGTGGAACCATAAATTCCGGCAGGCCGCACACTGGATGACTCTCTGTGGCTCAGCGTTTATCAAAATTTATTGGGACGAGGAACGTCTTGATCCTTCTGGGATTCCTGGCTCCATTTGCCTTGATCCAGTCACTCCTTTCCATATCCTTGTACCTGATATTCAGGAAGAGGACTTGGAAGCGCAACCCCTTATGATTCACACCACGCTTAAGGATAAGGAAGTCGTTAAGCAATTGTGGGGTGCAGATTTGCAGCCGAATGTTGAAGTTCAGGGCGGTGCCTTGGAGCAGCGTTTCTTCTCTGCGTTGGGGATCAAGTCGAACCAGCCGCAGAAGGATAAGGTTCAAGTCTTTGAGATGTGGATTAAGCCCTGTCCTAAGTTTCCAATGGGCGCTCTTATTTCTTGGGGTGATAAGCAACTCATTCAGGTTCTGGAAGAGTGGCCCTATCCTAAGTCAGAGTTTCCTTTTGCGAAGTTGGATCACATTCCTACAGGGAGATTCTATGGAGATTCTTCTCTTGTAGACCTGATTCCGCTGCAGAAGGAAGTGAATAGGACTCACTCTCAGATCATCGAATCTAAGAACAAGATGGCGAAGCCTCAGTGGAAGGCTCAGCGTGGTTCTGTAGATGTTAATAAGATGACGTCCGAGCCTGGTCTTGTGATTCAGTACACCGCAGGATTCCAGGCGCCGGAACAGGTTCAGCCCGCTAGTTTGCCGTCATACGTTGTTGATGAGTTGGAACGACTTACAAGGGAGATGGATGACCTTGCTGCAACAGGCGAAATTACGAAAGGTAACGTACCGCCTGGAATTACCGCTGCGAGCGCCATTTCCTATTTGCAGGAAGAGAACGACAATCGGTTTGCCCCGACCGTCGCGTCTATTGAGGAAGCGACAGAGAAGGTAGGCAAATACATGCTGTCCTTCGTCAACGAGTATTGGGACGAGGAACGCAAGGTAAAGGTTGTCGGTGACGGTCGCCTCATGGAAACTCGTGAGTTCTCTAAGGCTGACGTAAATGGGAATACTGACTTTGTCGTAGAAACTGGTTCCGCCGCGCCACGTTCTCGTGCCGCCAAGCAGGCTTTCTTGACCGACCTGATTAAGATGGGCGTTATTGACGGCGCCCGGGCTCTTAAGTACTTGGATATGGTAGAGACTACGAAACTCTACGAAGATGCTCAGATCGACGATCGTCAGATTGCTCGTGAGCATGTGATGTTCAAGGAGTTGATGCAGCCAATTCCGATTAATCCCTTTGACAATGACGATGCTCATATTCTCGGGCACGGCAATTGGATGAAGGGCGAGGAGTTTATGAATTCGCCGCCAGAGTTGCAGGCTATTGTTATTCAGCACTGGGAAGAGCATCAGGCTCGCCAGCAACAGATGATGCAGCAGCAAATGGCTGAGCAAGCAATGATGGCACAACCTCCTGTAGGAGGCGGAAATCCCGTCTCGCAGAGACAAGCACCAAACAATCCTGGAAGGAATGAACAGTAATGGAATACGATAGCGATCCAATTCGGATCGGTCGTGAATGGCACTTTGAGGATGGAACAATCCTCCCTGTTGTTTCCGGCGGATCTGATTCCGGCCTAGGGAATCTCGATCCCACAACGGGTAGCGAGATTCCGGGCGAAATTGATCCACAGCAAACAGCGTTGAACACGAGTCCAGATAATCTGGCTTCGCCGTTCCTTAAGAATGTTCCCGAGTCTGATCGTCCAGTTGTCGCCAAGTATATCCAGGAGTGGGATCGTGGCGTTCAGGGACGTTTCAGGGCTATTCATGACCAGTATGCTCCGTATAAAGAATTCGGAGATGCTAATGACGTTAAGACGGCCATGGAACTTTCCAGGCTTGTTAATGAAGATCCCCAACAAGTCTTTGACTTTCTTGCGGGTCATCTTGGTTATCAACTGAACAACGGACAACCTCAGGGAACGCCTCAGCAGCAGGCACCTGAGAATCCTTGGGCAGAACTCGGAATTCCCGATGAGTTTGCGGCCGAAGTGCTTCAAATGAGGCAACTTAATGAGGCACTTGTCCAGAAGGTCATGGGGATGGATAATGCTACGCAAGAGTCAAGGGATCAGGCAGCACTCGATGATTTGCTAGGAGCCCTTAACGAGAAGTACGGAGATTTCAACGAGACCTTCGTAATGGCACAGATTGTGCAAGGTGTTGATCCTGAACAAGCGGTTCAACAGTGGAACCAGGAGATTCAGAACGGCATCAATAGCCGCAGTAGTCGTCCGGCACCAGCCGTCTTAGGCGGTAGTGGTTCGGTTCCTCAAAGCGGAGTTGATCCCCGAAAGATGTCAAGCGAAGATGTGAGGAAATTCCTCGCAGATCAACTCACCCAGGTTAAAGACCAACGCTAGAAAGGAATCACTAAGGTGGCTGGCGCTACAATGGCGACTCTTACCTCCATGTTGAAGGAGGTTTACGAGGGCCGAATCGAAGATCAGAAGAACGAGGAAGTTATCGCTGTCAAGCGAATTGAATCGTCTTCTGAGAATGTTGTTGATACCGTCGGTGGCAAATATGTCACCTTCCCGATCCGAGTTCAGCGGAATACGAACATCTCGTACCGCGCAGAAGATACTCAGCTTGGGGCGAATGCTGGTCGTCAGGGTTATGCTGCCGTCCAGGTTCCTCTTAAGTACGGGTATGGCCGATTCCGGGTTACCGGTCAGGTCATGGAACTCGCCGAGACTAATCCTCAGGCTTTCGCTTCCGCTCTGGATGATGAAATGGAAAGCCTTAAGGTGGATATTGTTAAGGACGAGAACCGAATTGCTTACGGCGTTTATCAGGGAGAGAATGGTTCCCTCGCTAAGGTTATTGCGGCCTTCACGGCTACGACGACCATTAACGTGGATACCACTCAGTTCCTGAGTGTTGGTGAGCAGATTGACATTCGGAACGTCACCACTGGTTCTGTTGCAACCGGTGTTGCTGACGTTACGATTACCGATATCGTTACTGAGGGTGCTCCGGGACAGATTACTATCTCGGCTGCCACGGCAATGACGGATGCTAACTCCCGTATCTATCGTATGGGTAACCGAAACCTGGAGCCTACGTCTTTCTCGGACATTACTTCGGCAACTTCGGTTCTTCATGGACTTGATCCGGCTGTTCAGCGGGTTTGGAAGGGTAACACGGTTGCGATTGCTGGTGCTCTTACCGAACTGAATATGATTAAGGCTTGCGACACCGCTCGTACTCGTGGTGGGAAGACTTCTGTCATCTTTACTACGCTCGGTGTTCGTCGGTCTTACTTCGGTCTGCTTAAGGCTGATCGTCGTCTTGTTGATACGAAGGCTTATCCTGGTGGTTTCCAGGCGCTTCCGTTCAACTACGGTCGGGAAATTC